CGTGTAGCGATTACATTTCCATCTTCATTAATAATTATTTTAAATCTTTCATTTGAATTATTTGTAGCGAAACACTGATAATCATAATTTGTAGATAAATCATCATAAATTGTAACATATAAAAATTCACTTTTTAAATTAGTATACGTTAGATTTAATTTTTTACAATTTTTAATTATAGCACTATTATAATATCCTTGGAATACAGTATTACACGTACCTTTAAATAAACAATTCATTATTTCAATAGTATTATTTTCAACATTGAAAATATTAATCATTCTTGTTAAATTAGCAAATTCACAATTATATATTTTAGTATTAATTGATTTTAAATTTGCATTTGACGTATTATTATATAATATAATGCTGTCTTGTCCATTTTCAAAAATACAATTTTCAAATAATGTATTAACAAATCTTCCATTGAAGAAATAAAGAAGACCATTATTACCTATAAAATGACAATTAAGATATTTACTATCTTCGCATAGATAATTATATTTAAAAAATGATGTTCGATAAGTATTATCTACATAACAATTAATCATATTTTTTATAAATCCACTATAACTATCTTGTTCATTAAATTCCATATCTTTAATGTAATTGTTTATTAAATCAATTTTACTAGTTGTATATGAATATCCTGTTAATGAATTATTACTATTATTTATTAAAGTAGAGTTTATTAATTTAAAATTATCACTATTTTCTATTGTTATAAATCTTGTTACATCTAACGGATTATAATTACTATCAAATAAAATATTAATATTATCAATTAATACGTTGTCGCTTTCATAAACTCTTATTGCAGTAAATGCTTGATTTGATTTTGTTTGATTATTTAAATGATTTAAATTAAATAATACTTTACAATTTTGAACTACACCATAGTTACTGTATTCAAAATGATAGCAACTATGTGGTTCATTTAATTCAGGATTACCAATATTTTCACAATAACAGTTAATAAAACTTATATGATGTGTATTAGGGTCAGTTGAAAATCCGTGTCTTTTTGTTTCAATTGCTTTACAGTTATTAATAGTATTATAACTACTATTACCATAATTTGATACACAGTCCCAGCCACAATTTATTGCTGTAACATTTTCAATTGTTTCATAATTTCCTATATTCATTATAGCACTATGATTAATATTACTTATTTTTAAATTTTTAATAATATTATGACTACCATTTACATTATAACCATAAATAGATTTTCCATCAATATTAAGATTATCAATTATAATATAATTACCGTTTATATTAAAACAATTAATATTTTCATTTGTTGGTTTTATTATTGCATTATCACTTGTTATTTTAATATTATCACTATCAATTATTAAACTATCACTTGTTAAATAAATACCATAAGGGAAATAAATATTTTTATTTTTTGAAATAGCATATTTTATTTTTTCAGTATCATCAGTAACACCATCACCTTTTGCACCGAATTGTTTAATATTTATGTCATTATAAATTAATTCAGCAATTAAAGTATCATCTTTTAAAGCAATAATAGTTATTTCATCAATTGTATCATTATTTGTAATAGTTCTTACTTTATATTTTGCACCGCCACCATCATTTTGGTTATAAAATCCGTATGTTTCTGTAAAACTTCCATTAACCAAATTATCAGCATTTTTCATTTCATTTATATTATTAAATGCTATAATACTTGTTACTTGTAAATATTGTGCAATAATATTAGAAAGTTGTCCACTTTCAGCCATTTCATCTAATTTATTATTAATTTCAGTTTGTATATCTAAATTTTTAAAATAATCATCAACATATCTTTCTAGTTGTTTAAAAGCCTCTTGTACTTCTGTAAGTGCATCAGCATTATTGTTAACAGCTGGTATTACAGTATTTTTTAAATAATATACTAAATTACATAATTGTTCATAATAACTCATACTTTCATCAAATGCTAGAGGTATTACTTTTTGACAGTAGCACATAAAAGGACTACATATTTTTTCACTAGGTTTTAAATTGTTATTCATATTATCACTCTCCTTAATATATTCCCATAAATAAGTCATTTAACTCATTTATAACCATTAAATCAATATTCATTAAATTATTTTTAATAGCACTAAAAATTTCAAAACCATATAATTTACCATTATTACCAATAATATTTTTAATATAATTTTCAGTTGTATTAGCTGTACCATCACTAGAAGATGTGTCATTTATTTTATTAGATGTTTCATTTTTATCTAAAGTTATATTAGTAGCATATTCATAATTATCTATATCACTATTTTTAATTTCACCTTGTGGTGTATCTTGAAATAGGTTTTTACTTTTGCTATTACCATTACTAGTAGATTGTGATGTACTAGATGTATTAGTATCAGTTTTATTATCTCTATTAAATGTTTCAGTTAAATTTACATTAGCATCAAAATTTTCAATTAAAGTATGTTGTTTACTATATAATATATTATAATAAGGCATAATTTCGTTCATTTTTTGATTAAGATAAAATTTAAATAGTTCAGCTGTTTCAAATCCTATTTCGTTCATTAAGTAATGATTTAAAATATTAGTATTTAGTGTTTCACGATAGTTTTCATCAAATATAGGGTATCTATCTAAACCAAAATTAAAATTGTTATCTTTTAATACTTTAATTGTAGTAGTATATTTACTCATAATAATCACCATCACTATTATCATAATTAATTATATCATATTTATTAACATTTAACAAGTCAGCAATATCTTTATTTAAACTAATTGATATTTTAACATTACTATCTTTTAAGAATTTTTCATTTATTAATTCACAAGCTTGTTTTCTAGTTTTATAAAAACAATTTAAATAGAAGTTAATTAAATCATTATTGCTTTCTACTTCATCAGTAATTAATCTTTCTTTTTTATCAGTATTAGCATTATCAATACCAAGATATGTTAAAGCCTCGTTCCAAAGTTCGTGTTTATGTATAGTTAATTTATCTATTAAGTATGGTGCATCAGTTTTTAAAACATTTAACTTATTAGATATATCAAATTGTTTATTTCCGAATATAAAAGGTGTATTACCACTATATTGCATATAAACATTTTTTAAAGTCAATATTGTTTTAGTGTCACCCTCAATTAATACTGGTGTTTTTTGTGCTATTAAGTTAGTATCAATAGTGCGTTCTGTTTCATATAATCTATATGCTATTAAATTTATTGTTTGACTAGTTGGTAGTTGTAATTCATTATTTATAATATATACAACATCATCAAAATTATAATTTTTTTCATAGCCTATTGACCAAGCCATTACTCTAGTAGGTAAATTATAAATATTTAATTTATCACTAGGATTAACCTTTAAAACCATAAATCCAAGTTCATCATCTTTAACAAAACAAGCACGACCATTATCAAATAATGATTGTTCTAAAAATCTACTAGCACCAAAACCAGCTACTTCATCTAGATTTTCCCAAGTGAATAAACTAGTAGCAAGTAAACGTAATCTATTTAAATAGTCAATATATGTTGCATTGTTTGTTAACATACTCATTTCGTTTTCTTTCATATTATCACTCTCCTATACTATAATATTAGATAAACTATAATTTAAAATATTAGCTGGGTTATGCCAAAATGTTACACCACCATTAAACATAGCTTTTATTATATTTAAATCAGTTTGTGGTATATCACCATCAAAATTACAATCAATGGTTTTTACATAATTCCAGTTTTGTCTACCAGTTATATTAGGTATTTTAACATCATTAATTTTATAACCAAACATATCAAAATAGTTGTCAATAATTTTTGCATATTCATATTTAATACTTTTCTTATATACAGAAAAACATAATTTGTTAGCAAAGTTTAAATCACCTTGATTAACTCCACCTTTTGCTGTTGTAGGAATTAAACTATGTTGGTATATTTCAGCCATTGTACCACCTATACCAGCAAGACCACCACCAGCAAGTGCTACGTTTCCAGTTGCTACACCAACACCAGTTTTTATTATATCACTTGCAATATCAAGTGGTATGTTAATAGCATTTTGTGTTAACCAGTTAGTATATGCATCATTAGTCCAGCCACAAGTAGGTAATTTACCAGCAACAATACTTTCATCAACTTCTTGAAAGCTGTAATTAAATTCACTTTTTCCTTCTTTATAGTTATATGGGACTAATCTAATAGAACACCCAGGACTAATAGCACCCAACATAGTAAATTGACAATCATCTTTACCATCATTACTATTAAAATATTCATATTTATATGTTGCAGTAGACCCAGAATTATTACTAATATTAAAATATCTATATGGAAACACAAACAATTTATTATTACGTGGAACGTATGTATCTAGATTGTTAGGTTTATGTATTTCAACTAAACCCATCTGGGTAGCTCTAGTTGTATAATCAATAAAAGCATATTGAAATGTTGTACTTCCATCTGTAAATGTTAACCACTCAAAATTATCACCATCAGTTGCTATTTCATATGGACACATAAAAGCAGCATAAATTATATCTTCAGTAATATGGTGTTGTATGTAATTAATATATCGGTCAACAGCACCCGTACTAGGAAATGTTAAAAATATTAAACCACTATATACATTATTATATATACGTGACCCACTAGGTAAAGCATCATCAAGACCAGTTTCACTTACAGCTAAAACAACATATGGTGAGTGTCCATCTTTTGTTAAAAAGTTTAAATCACTATCTTCATCAATACCAATAGGTTGGTCAACATAGTCACCAATTTCTAAACCCTCGGGTATAGTATGCAAACCAATAGTATCATCATTTACGTGTTCACGTTCAACAAAACATTTCTTATACCTTATATCAAAATACCAAGTTTGAAAACAATCAGTTTCAATAGTTATTGCTGTTACGTTTTCATTTACATATTCCATTTTTGTAATGAAACAATAATATATTTTATTAGTAAAACCATTATTTCTATAAAATAGATAATTGCAATCAATAATTTCATCAATATTAATACCAACTTTTATTACATTATCTTTCTTTATATATGTATAGTTATCTAACGTTTTAATTATAGTAGAATTAAAATAATTTTCTTGTGCTACTTTAGTAGCAAATGTTAATTGATTTTTGTAATCATTTTCAAGTGGTGTTTTACAAATGTAAACTTGCCCTTGTGGTGTTACTGTTATCATATTATCACTCTCCTTTAAATTTTAAAATTAAAAGGTAGCAGTTTTATGCTACCTTTTAATGTGTTAGTTATTCACTAGCAGTTACAGTAACAGTAGCAGTATCACTTAAACCATTATCTGTTTTAACAGTTAGTGTTCCACTTCCAGCACCTACACCAGTTACAACACCTAGTGGTGATACAGTAAATACTGTTTCATCATCACTTAAATATGTTAAATCACTAGTTGCATCAGCTGGTGTTAATGTTACAGTAACATTAGCCGTTGCATCTTCTACAACAGATACATCACTAACACTTATAGCAGTTGCTGGTTTTGGTTGTGCAGTTGCAAGTACAACAGCATTAGCAAATGGACAAATAGCAAATGTACCCCAAGCGTGTAAATATTCGTTCCAAGCCATTACTCTAGCATTATAAAATTCATCAAATCTTAAAATGTTATCATAAATTTGTAGCCAAGCCTCATCACATAATACAGCTTGAATTTCATCATTTTCAAAACTATCAACTTCTACGATACGACCCATTAATTTAGCACTATCAATATTAAATGCAGCAGCTAAAACTTCAACATCAACTTCAGCCATAACATCACTTTTAACTATTAATACAATTCTATCTTCATCTGTCCAAGTAGTAATAGTACCTTTTGCACCACTAAATTTAGAATATGCATTATAATTTGATGATGGGAATTTTAATTTTGAATATAAAGCACGTGCTTTTTTAACAAATGCTTTAGCAGTAGATGCATCAGTTACACCACTAACAGTTTCAACTATAACTTTACCATTATCATATGCACCATCAACTAATTGTTTAGTGTAATTAAATTCACTAATATAGTTACCACTATATAAAGATGTAGTAATTGCACTAATATAATCTTCAAATTTTTCCCAACTAACAAATGCACCTTGTAAACCCTCACGTGTAATAGTTTTTGTATAAAGGTCTTTTCTATTTCTTCTGTAATATGCAACGTGTGTATCTGGGTCAGTTATAGTAAGTAATTTTGCCATAGCTGTATTTGAATATTCATATGCCTCAGCTTCAGCTGGGTTTTCATAAATATCTTGAATATCAGTTCCTAGTGGAACACTACCTTTTTTAAATATTGCAAGTGGGTTATTAAATGATTTATTTCTAACTATTGTTAAAGCTATTCTATTAATTAAATTTGTAACAAATTCATTTAACATAGGTTGGTATGCATCATTAAATAAAATATTACTAATAGTTTGAATATTATCTTTTGTACCAGCTGGTACTACATTAACAAATGCCTCACTTGAATTAGCACGTATAAAGTTAAATGTCTTTACACCTTTTACTTCACTTCCAGTAGCCATATTAAATCAACTCTCCTTTCTCATCAACGATATCTTCAATCGTCATTTCTTCACCCTCATCTTCTTGTTTTGCATCTTCTTTTTCTTCCTTATCAAAACCAACTTTTTGGAATAAACGACCATTTACTTTTAATAGCTCATCTTTATCACTTTTTAGTTTATCAATTTCTTCAACACCTTTAGATATTTCATCAAGTGCTAAAGTATAATTTGAAATAATAGACAATAAATCTTCACTAATTAAAGCACTAGTTGTTTCATCAAGTCTATCTTTTATAGAATTGATTAGTGTTTCAAATTCTTCTTTATTTAACATTTTTACACTCTCCTTTCTATAATAATTATAGATTAAATATTAAAAAAAGTCAATAATACTATTGACTTTTTAAATTAATTATGAATTATAATATTTTCTAATTATTTTAGAATATAACACCCAAGGAAATTTTTTATTTTTTAATCTTCTAATAGGTGGAATACCACCTAAATAATTATACCAAAATTCAGCTTGTGTACCACGTGTAGGTTGGTCTGGGTCAGCTGGTCTTTCATAATTTGCTAGAAACATTAAACCCAAAGTATAAGCATCTAGTGTACTTGTTTTAAACTCACTAAATGTTTGTGGGTATCTTTCTGTTGGTATCCATTGTAAATTATTATTTACTTCATAATTAATACGTAATAGGTTATTGTCCATTGTACTAGCATCACCAGTAACCCAATCTGTATATTTTGTGTAGGGTGTCCATTGTACTAGTCCATAACCGTGACCAGATGCATCACCACCAACACGGTCACTTTGCCATCTACCTGGGTTAATTGAGCTTTCTGTTTGCATATTGCCAAGCATACCAGCAATAGCATTGAGTGACCACCCACTAGCAAGTAATGATTGTGCTATATATGTAGCATTTATTTTCATCTGTTCCATATTTAAACTATTACTAGTATTATAATCGTTACCCCAGTAATTGCCATATCTACCAGTACGTAAAGATAAGCCCATAAATCACCTCTTAATATAACTTTATATTATTCCAATTAGTAGTACCATTTTGATAATTTAAATTAACTTGTCTTTGTACTTCACTATAATTATCACCAAGTGCTTGTTTTCTTGCATCACCATTACCAAAATCACCACGTATTGTTTTTCTAACTAAATCTAATATATCAACAGATGGTTTTGATGGTCTTAATATTTCATTTACTCTATTTTGTATTTCACTATAATTATAACCAGCATCAGTTAAACGTTGTTTACGTTCCTCACCATTACCCCATAAACCTTGTATAACCTCATTAGCCATAGTATCTACATCTTTTTTAGGTGTTTCTTCTTTTACACTAGGGTTATAAATAAAACCTCTAAATGTATAACCACTACCAATACCCCAACGACCATTAGAGTTTTTTCTTGTAGAGTTCCAAAAAGCACTACTACCATAACCACTTTCACTAGTATATACAGTATTAGCATCAATTACTTTTTCTACAATAGCAACGTGACCAGCACCATCATTACCAGATAGTGTAGACCCTTTTTGCCATACCATAATAGCACCAGCTTTTGGTGTTTGTCCAATTTCTAAACCATATGTGTTAATAGCTCTTTCAATAAAATTTTCAGCATTACAATTAAGATATGGGTATCTCATAGAGCCAATTATTTCATTAAATCTACCACAAGCATAACCAACACAATTAGCTAAAACATTACAATCTTTATCTGTTGGGTAACCCTCTATACAACTAGAATAGCCACCACGTGATGTAGTAATATAAAATTTATTTCCACTTGAGGGTTTTGATGTTCTAATTTGAAACATTTTCAACACCTCCATCTTCAACTAATATTTCAATACCATCTTCATTAAAAGTATCTTGTATTTCTTCCATATTATTCATCTCCTTTATTTTTTAATTGATTTAAAGTATCAATTAATTTTTTGGGTAATGGTATACCCATTTTACCCATATTTTCTATTATTGATAAACCATCATTAGCAACAAAAAAGTAAATTACTAGTGTTCTAACAGCACCAGTATTACCAACTATTTTATCAATAATAACACTAACACATACTATTATTAAATACATAAATTTTTTAAGTATACCTTTTAAACCTATTTTACTATCAAGATTTTTATTGTATATAGCACTAGCAATACCACTAATATAATCAAGTATAATCATAATTAGTAAACATTGTAGTGCTACATCAACACCACCTAGTAAATAGATAAAAGTTGTTAGTATCACACTCATAATATTGTTTAATGCAATCTTCATCATATCACCTACCTTTATTTAATTATATCATAAAATAAACAAATTGATGATAGGTTCTACGATTTTTAATATAATTATAACAATATTTTAAATTAATCACAACAATATTATCTTTATTTTTATTATAAAATTTAAAATAATCAATATTGTTTTTAAAATATTTCTTTTTCATAACTCTCCTATTTAATAGTAAAATCTGTATCTACTAGAAGTACACCACCTTGTACGTGTTTAAATGTAAGTTTACGTTCTTCAATGTTCATATTTTCAGTAGTAAAGCCAATATTAAAATTATCAAATGTAATGTATTTGCCTAATTTTTTAGGTAGTCCAGCAACAGTTACGTTTAATTTTTCATCATATCCAAATTCAATATAACATTTTTGTCTTAAATATTTACCTTTTACATAACGACTTTCAACTTTCCAAGCACCAAGTTTATAATCATCTATATCAATAATACTTTCAAGTTCTTTATCTTCATCATATAGTCTAACATCACCTTTATCATCTAAATATGATTTTAATAAACAATGTATACTATCAGTATCACTATATACATATAAATCTTTACCATATTTATTAATAGTATAATCTTTTATTAATTGTGATGTAGTTATAGTTTTTCTTCTAGCATAGCTAGTTATAAATGATGCAACTGGTATATAAATACTATCACGTGTTTCACTTTCATACATACCATATTTAACAATTTTATCTTCTGTTAAATATGGGTATTTACCTCTAACATCTGGGTTAAGTCCAAATTTACCATATAAACTATTAAGCATTAATTTACTTATACGATAAAGTGCATCATTTTTATCTTTTTTAGATTGTATCTTTTTAGCACTCCAATAATCAATATATGTACTAAATAAACCTTTAATACTTCTAAATTTCCAGCCACTATGATATGTAATATCACTAACATCATAATGATTAAAAAATAATTCTAAATCAATACTAGTTAGTGTTAATGTTACAATATCACCATCACTACTTTTAACATATTCATTAGGTATAAAAGATAAATTATTTTTAATTTGTATTGTAGGAATTTTGTCTTTTTTTAAATTAAATACACAACTAATTGTTTGTATGTATAAAGGGTATAACATATCATTTTCATATTTTCCCTCAAAATAGATAGGGTCACCAAATGGTAGCTTTTCAAATTTCATTACACTAGGGTATAGACTATTAACATCTAGTACAATACCACAATCAGTTGTTTTTTCTTTATAACAATCATTTAAATATGTAAAACCACCCTTGTAACTTTTTCTAATATCTTTATCTATTTCATATGGTAATATAGGAAAATATTTGTTAAAATTTTTATTCATTTCTTTATAATTAGCTAGTGCATCACTTCCAATAGTCATTTTAGTTAATTTTTCAGTAAACATTATCTGTAATGCACGTGCCATAATTTCAACATCATTTCTTATATAATCAATTTCTTGATTAGTCAGTATATGCCCTTTTTCTCTCATTTCTTTATAGTCAATTTCTAATTTTCTAATAGGTAGGTTAAAATCTTTTGCTATCTGTTCAACACTAAAGTTTAATATCTTTAAACTGTCATAAATTGTAACCTTGTTAATATGCTTTTTATTAGTTGTTTCAAAAAATATTTCTATTGAATAAAATTGTCCAGTATCACTTATTAATGTAGTAAATGTTTTATCTTTTCTATCTTTTTTATTTTTTATACACTCATAACCATTATTAAGTAAATAATTAAAAATATATTCCCCATCAAATTTTAAATTGTGAAAATATAAAATGTAATTTTCTCTTTTATTTTGACAAAATTTAATAAAATCTTCAATGTTATTTCCATAAATAAAATTGTCAACATTTCCTATTTCACATAAAGCATATGCCCATACTCTACAATCAGTAACAGATACAGTTGTTTCAAAATCAGCTGTAAACTTTTTACTCATAATCTTCTAGTATAGCATCAATGTTATTAACAAGTGCATCATAAAGATTAGACACATCTTCTTTAATATCATCAGGGTTTATACCAGAATTATCTCTTACGATAGGGTAATAATCTAAAATAGCCTTTATTGATTTATCATTTTGAAATAGTTTTAAAAATTCATCACTTTTTAAATTTTGTAGTTTATCTTCTAAACCTTTTAATTTATCTTTATCATAATTATAATAATAACCTAAATCTGTAAGCATTTTTGTATAATTTTCTTTAAATATGTTATTCATATAGGTTTTGTTTTTAGCTGTCTTTTGTAATAATTGTTTATATCTTTTTAATTCAGCATTATCTAATTTTTCAATATCTTTTTCAAGTGCTTTTCTTCTAGCTTGTAAATTCAAATAATGTTGGTCGCCCATCTGTGCAAATGTTGTTGCTTGTTCTTTACCAAAAATTTTAGGTTTCTTAACTTGTAAACGATTTATTTCACGTGTAACATTTCTTTTTATTCTAGCACTTTCACGTTTAATATTTTGATATTCATATTTTGATAGTTCAGTACCACTTTTAGTAGTAATTGTTTCTTCTACACCACGTTTTGAAAATCTTTGTAGTTCAGCTAATTTACGTTTTAATTCTGTTCTAGTATACACACTTTCTTTTAATTCTTTTTTAGTAATTTTAGAGGGTAGTAATAAGTCACGTTCAGTTTTTTCTAGTCTTGCTATTTTTTGATTAAAGTTTTTAATTGTTTTATTAATTTCTTGATTTATCTTTTTATCATATCTAATAGCCATAATAAACACCTCACTTTACAGATTGCTTTTCATTAATAACACAATCAATAAAATAATTATTTATTAATTCTTTATTTTTATATAATACTTTAAAACCTCTTTTTTCTATTTGTTTATATAAATTTAAAAGTAGCATTTCATCAGCATAAACTATTGATGAGAATTTTAAATTTAGTTTCATAGTTTCATTTTTGATATGTTCAATATATGTATCTTTAAAACGTTCTAAATATTTTGGTGATGAAAAGTAAAATGTTAAATTGTCATATTTAAAAGTGTAACTACTTTCATTTAAATCATAGTAAATACCTCTTGTACTTATCATAAATATCACCTCTCTATAATAAAAGGTATAGTTAATACTATACCAATGTCAATGTTAAAGATTGTTTACCATTTCCAATAGGTCTTTTAGCAACTTTAACTTTTAATGGGTTTGCCCAAGTTTCTGGTAAACCATATATAGTAACAATTTTCTTTATAATATTATATATACCATATGAGCCAGTTGCATATGTTTGACCAGATGCATCAAATAAAATTGTTCTATATTTCTTTTTAAGTTCTCCAGTTTCTTCATCTACAACTTCACGTTCTTCAACGTAAATATCTTTAATTTCAATTTCAGTACCTACACAATCATTTAATAATACATCACAAGTTTCAAGTGCATTAAATAATTCCTTTTTATCTTCTTCGCTTTTAACAGCTTTTGAGCAATAAACGTTTTGTTTTACTCCACTAAATAGTGTTAATTCATTTTTTTCATTTTCCATAAATATTTTCCTCTTTCCTTAATTAAATTTTTATTCTTGTTCTTTTTTATCTTGTAAAACTTTTAAACAATGTGCTAAATTATTATAGACAACAGCACCAGTAGTCTTTTCAGTTTCAGTTGCTTTAGATAAATCTTTTGGTGCTTTAATTTGTACAGTACAGCTACCATCATCTTTATCTTTAACTTCAATCGTAAACTTCAGCAATATTTAACATCTCCTTTCTAGTGTCTTATAAACACTATGATATAATAGATATTAGTTGTAGTAAGGTGGTATCTATTATATCATACTATCTATAAGATAGTATTTTTTAATAGATTGTTATACTTTCAATGTTTGACTTTTCAAAAATATATTTTACTTTATTACTTTCAATTATTACACAAGTTCTACTATAATCATTGATATAAGTAACATCATTAAAATAGTATTATTTTTTAATTTAATTGTCAACCTCATTATTTCACCACCTTTAAATATCTATTTTCATAATCTTCTAATAAACCTTTTATTTCTAAAATTTTAATTTCTTTACAACTATTAGGACAATCAAGAATTTGTTTAATTCTATTCTTTAATTCTTTCCAAGATTTATTAATTTCATAATATGTTTTAACACATCTAGGTGAAACATTAAAATTGTAATACATTTTATCACCTACCTTTTAATCATAATAGTATATATCACTACTATCTTCTATTACGTGTAATTTTTTAGAATATTTTAATTTTCTTTTAAATTTATCTTTTTCAAATTCTGTATCAAAATATTTAAAAAATTGTTTATGTGTTTCACTATTATATATTAGTAAATAAATTTTCATTTTCATATTTAAACTCCTAAATATGTAGCAACTTTTTTACTACCAGTACATACTTGTATTATTCCACCATTACAAGTATAATCACCAACTGGTGTAGATTTAACAGTTGTAACTGTAAATAATTGATATATTGTTATACCTATTATAGCACCAACTATTAATAATAACAGTTTCTTTACCCAAGGTTTTAATCTTCTTTTAGTTCTTGTAACTTTAATATTTATCTTCCTCTCTTTATCTTACATATCAAGGATAACATTATAATTTTTAATTGTCAATACATTTTTTAAAATTTTTTGAAAAAATGTTTTAAATAATGTTTTTAATAATGTTTTTAATAATGTTTCACGTGAAACGTTGATTAATTTTTAATAATATGATATAATATATATGTAACATAATAAGATTAAATTCTTTGTTACATTTATAAGGTGTGGACTTTATTATTTAATATAATGTAATTATTATGTGTGTAATCAAGGTGAAGAGCCTACACTTAATATTTTCTAGTGATATAGTGCATTATAATAATAAAGATACTACACCTATTTTTATTGAGGTGATTAATGTGAATAATGATATGTGGTATAGTTTCCAACGTGTTTTATCATATGATGCATTAATGTATTATATTATTGGTGAACGTGGTGTTGGTAAAACATATGGTGCTACTAAACACGTTGTAAATAGATTTATTAAAAAAGGTGAAGAATTTGTTTATTTAAGAAGATATAAAACAGAATTAAAAAATAGTGTTCCTAAATTTTTTGATGCTTTAAAATCAAATAATGAATTTAAAGGACACAATCTATCAGTATCTGGAAATAATTTTTATTGTGATAAAAAATTATGTGGGTATGCATTACCTTTATCAACAGCTAACATATTAAAATCTACATCATATAGTAAAGTTAAAACTATAATATTTGATGAATTTATTATTGATAAAGGTTGCTATCACTATCTACAAAATGAAGTTACTCAATTATTAGATATAATTGAAACAATAGGTAGACTACGTGATATACGTGTTATATTTTTAGGTAATGCTATTAGTATTACTAACCCTTATTTTACATACTTTGATTTATCACTACCATATAAAAGTGATATCAAAACATTTAAAGATGGGTTAATAGTTGTTAACTATATTAAAAATGAAAAATATAGAGAGATTAAAAAAGCTAGTAAGTTTGGTAAATTGATAGAGGGTACAGAATATGGTAAATATGCTATTGATAATGAATTTTTAAGAGATAGTAAATCATTTATTTCTAAAAAACCTAAAAACTCAAAATTCTATTTTATTCTAGTTATCAATGGTAAAACCTATGGTATATGGAACGACTACAAAGATGGTATGATGTATATCAGTGAGGACTATGACCCCAACTGTCCAGTACGTTTTACAATTAATAGTGATGACCATAATGAAAATACTTTATTAATACGTACTAGAACATCACCATTTTTTAAATCTATAATAGAACATTATAGACTAGCTAGGTTATGTTTTGAAAATCAAAAAGTTAAAAATAATGTTATGAATTTATTAGTTAAA